CAGGTCCCGTGGTGCGCATTGTCCACAAGGACACGAACCCGGATACCATGGTCACTCTGTCAGCAGTTCTCGAATCTCTAAAATCTACTGGTGCCAGTAGAGCTAAAATGGACTACGTTGGTATTGGACACGGAGCCGTAGATAGAGCCAGAGAGATATCTAAAGATCAGCAGATTAAGCGCGAAACTCCACAACTAGCCATCAATGCCGGAAAGATAATCGGTGTAGAAGTGGGAAGAACAGCAAAAGATAAAGAACACTACGTAAATCTCCGTGCTGAGGGTTATTGGAGTCTCAGAGAGAGATTCAGAGAAGGTAATATTGATCTAGATCCTGAAGATGAAGATCTAGCTGCTCAATTGTCGGCGATTAGATATCATTCATCTGGCGGAAGAACTCAGATAGAGAGTAAGAAGGAAATGAAAGCTAGAGGAGTTGCAAGCCCAGATGATGCAGACGCTGTTATGTTAGCGTTTCTAGATGTACCAGATGAGAGTGAGGATGATTGGTATACGTTCTAAGAAGAGATCAATCAATATCCCATGTAAGATCCTGTCAAGTTAACATTGGCTACCGTTCATGACAAGACCCGTACTTAAAAGATAACAAAAGATTCTACTTGACATTCTTTGTCATTCTGCTCTATCCTCCTCTGGGGACCTGTGCAGATGGCAAATGGAGAGGTAGAAGGTCAGAACGGGAGTGGGACATTAGCACTCTCATCTTCACCTATTAACCTCTCCTCGGGCGGTTTCCTTCCTCTCCGCACTCTCCAGTCATTCTTGATATCCAGGTATGTTTTATCTGGTCTGTCTGGATTCAATTCTCAATTTGCAGGTAAGAGAAATCTCAATCTCATTCTCGGCTATGATGAGGTAGTTGGGATTGAATCTTATCGTTACGAGTATGAGAGAGGTGGAATAGCCAAGAGAATTGTAGAGATCTTTCCTCGCGCCACATGGGCGAATGGATTCGAAGTAGTCGAGGATGCTAATCTCAAGTTTAAGACTAAGTTTGAGAAAAGTGTTACAAGTACATTTAGACGCTTGGGTGTACTTGGGAAACTTATTCGCGCGAGTATCCTAGCGAACATCGGACATTATTCTGTCATTCTCATTGGTGCTCCTGGAGATCCTGCTACTCCTCTACCGCGTGCGAGATCATTTGACTCCAATAACATCGCTTATATGATGCCACTCGGAGAAGATAAGGCTACAATTGAGGAGATAGTCGGCCAATCTCCGGATGATGATCCATTTGACCCGAGATATGGATTGCCAAAGTACTATCAGATAAATCTCTCCCAAAGAAGAACTCGGTATGGGTATCTGCTAGGTAATCAACATACTACAGCTAGTTTTTCTCGTCGCGTTCACTGGTCGAGGGTTATTCACATAGTCAGAGAACCGCTAGATAATGAGATATACTGTTCACCTATTCTAGAGGGAGTTTGGAACCTTCTACATGACCTTCATAAGCTAACAGGTGGATTAAGTGAGGCTGCATTGCGTCGCGGATGGCCCGGGTTACACGCAAACATCAACAAAGAGACTAAATTCGAGGGTGGTGCCGATTCACCAGAAGTCAAAGCGATTAAGACTCAGCTAGAAGATTACAACATCGGCCTAGGTAATGGTATTACTACTCGCGGGACAGATGTTAATGCATTATCTACTACTGGACAAATTCAGATCAAGGATAATGCTGAGGCTATTCTAGAGCAAATTGCTACTACTATTGGTGCTCCTATGAGATGGTTTAGAGGAGCTGAAGTAGGACAACTCGCCAGCGGACAAGACAAGAACAATGCTAATGATCGTATCATGGAGTTACGTGCTTCTCATAATGAACCAGTTGTAAGAGAATTGACAAATAGATTGGTAGATTACGGTTACTTGCCTCAACCACGGAATCCTGATTATCAAGTTGAGTTTCCGGTTGAAGAGGAGATGAGTGAGAAGGAGAAAGCTGAAAATGCCAAGTTGCTGAAGGATTCGGGAGTAATGTCTCAAGATGAGATTAGAGATCGGATATATGGGTTAAAGCCACTTCCGAAAGATGTAGAGGATCAAGGAGAAGAGAAAACTCCAGATTCAGAGATAGTTCCAGATGATGATCCAGAGGTTCCTGCCCCATGAGTGATCGTCGTTATATTGAGCTAAGGTGCTCATCTGATACAGACTCGGTAATCCGCACTGAGATACTAGAGGGTAGATCTCATCTAGTGGTCCCTGTTGTCATGTTAATAGGTGATACAGTAATACAAGCGAGCAATGCTAAGACTCCAGAGTTCATTTCAGCAAGTGTCATTGAATCATCTTTGATTTCAGGATGGAACGGTCGCCCTGTGGTTCCTTATCATCCACGTCGAAATGGTAAAGCGGTATCAGCAAATGATCCTGAGATTTACGATGCAATCCGCACCGGGACATTGTTCAATACAAAATGGGAAGATAACAAGCTCAAATCCGAAGCATGGATAGACATAGATCGTTGTAAGGATCTAGACAAGGAAACAGTTGAGAAATTAACCATCGGAGAGTTTGCCGGTGTGTCTGTTGGAGCTATAGTTGAGACCGAAAAGAAAGATGGTGAATCTAGTGGAGATAAATATGGAGCTGTGTGGCTCTCAATAGATGGTGATCATCTCGCATTATCATCTTCACTAGAGGGCGCCTGTAATCAAGAAATGGGATGCAAAGCCGGGATAACAGCGGCAGAATCAAAGGAGAACAATGTGCCAATCGTAAATGCTGAAGAGCCTAAGATAGCTCCTGGATTCTTCGCGAGACTGCTATCAAAATTCAGACCATCTGCCATATTTGATAGTGGAGAGTCTGAAGATGAAGCAATTAGAGGATTGCTAGAGACGGCCATTAAAGCTCTAGAGCCATCTTTCGACTGGATCTGCGATGTTGGGAGAAATACTGGTGCAGTTGTATACATGACATTTGAAGGAGTAGCTTACAGAGGAACATACAAATACTTCCGTCGCACATATACAACTGGAGAAGGTGATAGTTCGGTAACTTTGAGCAGTGAGAGATTAGAAGTTGTCCCGGCTCGTGTATGGAAAACGGTTGATCAAACTGTGACTGTCTCAGATGAATCAATAGAGACAGTTACAGGAGCCGGCAAAACGTGTGGATGTCAAGATAACCAATCACAAACCCCAGCAGAAGGAGTTATGACTATGAGTGTGGCAAGTGTGTCAGAGGATCGTAAGAAGAATGTGAATGATCTCATTGCGGCGGGAAAGTTCACGGAAGCAGACCGGCCATGTCTAGAAGGAGCAAGTGAGGGAGTTTTCAAATCCCTTTCTGGCGGTGTAGAGGCTCAAGCTGAAGTGGAGAGGTTGAAAGCTGCTGCGGCAACTCCTTCCGTCATTACCGAGGAGCAAGCGCTTGCTGCATGTCCATCGCTCAAGTCCATGGTGGATCAACATCGGGCCGCAGAAGAGGTACAAAAGAGTAGCCTTGTAGCGCGCCTTGTAGGTGCTCAAGATGTCCATGATGAGGCATCGTTAAAATCACTCTCTCTAGACCGTCTCCAGGAGATCGCGGCACTCCTCAAGCTCGATAGTCCTCAGGTGGATTTCTCATTGCGAGGAGTCTCAACTGTTCCATCTGAAACCCGTGCTGCTTCGGTCGCTCCCGATGGATGGTTACAGGCTTTAAATGGCAGAGAATCGGCAGTCTCGAATTAAACAGTAGATGACTTAGTTAAAAGGAGATTTTGAACCATGCCTGTCACTAAGAACAATCCAAATACCATTCACTTGGCGGGGCCGTGTTATATTAGCTCAGATGATGAGACGAACTGTTCTGTAGCATCTAAACCCGGGATGCTCGCGGAAATGGTCGATTCATCTGGAGTTAACAAATGGAAGCCGAATGCAAGCGCAACCGAGATTCCCACTCTTGCGGTATTTCTCAACTCGCCGGAATCGAACATTGGCATTGATACCGACTATGCTATTGGAGCCACGCCAAAAGTTGGATGGCTAGTCCCTGGTAGTGTGTTCTATGGCATCGTTGTCAGTGGAGAGAACATTGACAACTGCGAAAAGTTACAGAGTAACGGAGATGGCAAGTTGAAGTCCGCTACAGCTACCACAGCCGACGCAATGTTGGCTAGATTCCAAGCACTAGATGATCTTGGACTTGTGGCGGCTGATACCCGCTGTAGAGTTCAAGTCATTTGCTAAAGATGAGATTTTCAAAGGAGACTAGATACCATGGCAACTGTTAGCGCGATTCAAGCAGCAGGGTTTTCGCTGGCCCCAAATAACCTAGCGAACATGTTGAGATCAGCAGATTCGTTGAATGACATTCGAGCGCTAAGTCCATTACCAGATGAGGCTCAACGTCTCATTGACAACACGGTTGTATCTGTGGGATTGGAACGTCTCACGATTGTAGCCGATGTCATGAGAGCTGGATTAATCTTTCCACTCCCAAATTGGCTTGGAGTCCCAGAGGTATATTGGGAAACTGACAAGAAAATCGGGCATGCTATTTCCACTATGGACCCTATGGCTCGTGGTGAAAAACAGCTCCCCGATTTGACAGGTCACAGAATCCCTGTATATTGCAATGTGGACGATTTTGATCTGGGCATCCGCACTATCAAAACAGCTCAGCGGTCAGGCTATCAAATTGACTTGGGAATGGTCGAGCAAGCTACTCGTCGAGTCAATGAGAAAGCAGAGTATAACGCAATCAATGGTAGTGGTATCAATGTGGGTGGGAATACCGCGCCTGGATTGCTTAACGCACCAAATGTGAACACGGTTACTTATACAGGTTCAGAAGCTTGGGACGTGGTAGGTCACACTGGAGCCGAGATTGTAACCGATGTTCAAGCTATGATTTCTGATCTACAAGCGGTTAATCGCTTTGGCCCTTATCATCTTTGGATGCCTACCACTTACGGCAACAAGATGAATGATGACTATGTTGCAAACTACCCTGGGACCATTGGAGAACGTCTCAGTAAAATGAGAACCGGGAAAGATGCTACCGGAAAAGAACAGTTTCTTACGTGGTCCGTGGCAGATAGACTGCCCGCCGATAGAACTGTTATGGCACAGATGACACGGGACGTGCTAGATGTGATCTACGGTCAGGCTCCTACTGCGGTCTCATGGTCAATGGGACCTCTTCATCCGGTGGAATTTGCGATCATTGGTTGTGCTATTCTTCGTGTCAAGGACGATGGTGCCAGTGCAAGTGGAATTGTGGTAGGTAACAAGTCATAAGAAAGGAGATTTGTCCAAATGGCTAGCACATATCACAAGCTCGTAGACGGCAGACACTCACGATGGATCGGTGACAAGAAAACTGGTCATCGTGAGCACTACAACTTTCAAGATCCCGAGAACAATCTAATCCCCGATTTGTCGGATGATGAGATTGAAATGCTCGGTGCAAGGGTTATTGAGGTGGACCCAAGCAAGGTGAAAAGAAAGCTCCCTGAATCTACCTCTACCAGTGTCCCACCCGTTACCAATGGACACGCGGAATTACTCGCAAAGACCGTTCCGCAAATCGAGGAGGAAGTGAACAAAATCACTGATATTTCCGTTCTCGATTCCATCCGTCAACAAGAAATTAGTGGACAACAGAGAATGGGAGTTTTGAAAGTTCTCAAGGCAAGAAAGGAAGCATTGGAAGCTGAAAAGTAAAAAAGAGCAACATGTGAATCAACAGGTAGAAAGGTAGGTTTAAGGTGCCATTTAACTATCATATCAATGTTGTAAAGGGGAGGAAGGAAACTCCCCATCCATGTGACGGGTACGCGGTGACAACTATCCCGCCAGAGGGATATAGTCATGATCATCCAGAGGTATACGGAGTGCCAAAGGGTCAAAAGGTAATGATTGAAACAGAGAGACCAGGTGAGAACGGGACAATCATTCATGGTACTATTCTACTCCCGCGAGATGGGCAAATAGCTTACATCATGAATGAAAAAGGAGATACAATCACTTCTTATCCGAAGAAACGTGAGAGGGAAATGAGAACTCTAGGAGAAGAGAAGTAAGTGGCTATTACGATCATAGCTACTCCGGGAGCGGCGGATGCGAATTCATTCTGTACACTAGCAGAAGCGAACACGTATTTTGATACCCGATTAGCTTTAGATCCGGCATGGGTAACGACAGGAGATCCATCCGCGAGACTCCTCATAATGGCTCAGAGAGTTTTGTCATCAATGATTGTTGCCCGGAAAACTCTCAGATGGGACAAGGAAGGTAAACCATTCTATTACACATCTCGCTCGTGGACCGGAGGAGGAGTAGTTACTTCTACTCAAGCTCTCATCTGGCCCATGAAGGGAATGTTTGATAGATTAGGAAGAGCAATAGCTGAGAATGTCATCTCACAAGAATTGAAGGAAGCTCAAGCAGAACTCGCGGGTCAACTCGGAATTGCAGATAGAACGTTAGACAGTGATATCGCGGTTCAGGGTATTACATCTATCAAAGCGGGAAGTGTTGCGTTGACGTTTAAAGAAATGGTCCAGGCACAAGTGTTACCTGATGCTGTAATCGCGATTATGCCCCCGAGCTGGTTTACAGACGAATTGATTGACTACTCGACTCAAGCAATGGTGTTCGCGGCGGTTTAAGTGGGGAGAATTTTCATGAGCAAGAAAGAATCTACTCCAGTTTACTCCAGTTCCCAGAGATGCAATAAAACCATCTCCTCCACCAGCTCCGCCATCTAAGGCTCCAATACACATATTTATCTCTGGTGGATTGAAGCAGAAGAAGAAAAGGTTGGTAAATGGGACTCTTAACTGCAGTTCGATCAGGCGTTAAGATCGCGGATAAGTTGACTCGTGATCTGCAATCTAATACAACATTTGAAAGGTTCCTATCCTCAGATGGAGCAGGTGATAAGACATACGCGGCAGGTGTAACTCTTAGAGCAATTGTGGAAGATAAACAGGAAATGGTCAGGACATTGTCCGGTGAACTATCCCAATCCAAGACTCACATCACATATTTGAATGCCGCTGCTTTATCCTCTGCTACAGGTGGGAATGGAGTTAAGGAAGCTGATAGAATCACACTTCAGAATGGAGAGACAGGAAGAATACTCGCGTTAGGCGGATTCATTGATAGTGGCACTGGAGATCCGATTGCAACCGAGATTTATTTAGGGTAATTAGGTAAACGATGGAATAGGCAGGCAACAGGAGATAAGAGATAAAATGACAACTCCACAATTTAGGCCAAACACTCAAGATGAGTTCATTTATCAAGAAGTGTACGCGGATAATTGCTACCGTTTACCGGATGATCTTTCTGATAAAGTAATCATTGACATCGGAGCCAATATCGGGGCCTTTGTCATTGCATGTTTAGATAGAAATGCGGACTTGATTTTCGCGTATGAACCAGATCCTGGTAACTATGAGCAGTTGATGATAAATCTTGAATCTCATCCGTTAAAGAATCGCGTTAACGTCTACAATAGATTTGTAATAGGAGACGGTAACATATCGGGAATGATTACGTCTCAAGTTGAGTATGAGAATCATGACGGCATCCTTCTCACTGGCGGAAGGACAATGTTCTCTGAATCTGGCCCTGTTCACGGGCAGTATCGGAATATTAAAACAATTCAAGCTCACGAGGTAATTTTTAACGCACTCCTGAGTAGAGTTGAGAATAGTAATGATCTCTGGTTCAAGCTCGATTGCGAAGGAGCTGAGTATCAGATTTTATCATCTTCTCTCCCCTGGAATCGAATCGAGCGGATCATCGGTGAATCTCATAATTGCACAGATGGAAAAATTTCTCGCGATACATCTAGAGTAGAGATACCACTATCCTCCTTTGGATTGTTAAATGGAACTTGTGAGTCAATAGTTGAACATTTAACAAGTGTCGGTTATAAAGTAGACGTAGAACCAAATCCAGAAGATGAGAGATTGAATCTTTTCTTCGCGAGCAAGTCAAAGAGAGTGGCGATACTTACTCCTTTTAGGAATGCTAGAAA